AGAATGGAAAAAGTTTTTATAATTCCCTAAGACTGGGAATGGAACTAGAAGGTGTTTAGCAAAAAAATTCGCTTCTGTCTCAAACGTTTTATACTCAGATTAAGATAGATTGTATCTTGATAAGATAGTTTTATCTGTTGTTTCGTTATGTCTTAAAGCATAATGCCCCAATTCATGAGCAATAGTAAAACGAATACGCTCTTTATTGTCGATAGTGTCATTGTAAAGCAAGATATATGTTTGTGAATCGGATTTGAACCACAAAGCACCATCTTCACTGTTTAGAAGTTGACAGACCTGCATTAAATCCATATCATTTTCTTTTGCAAGTTTTGTGTACTTCATAAGATGAAGATTATCTAACTGAGAGATAATATAGAGCAAGTCTATTGGTAGTTTGCCATTAGTGTACCGATTGAGAAAACTATACGCTTCATTCTTTAACTTTCTATAATTGATGCTCTTAGAAGTCGTGGTCGTCTTCGACACCTCCATTCGAAACATCTTGGAAAGTAAGTTCCATAATTTGTAGCAAACGTTCTTGATCAGTAACACTTAAATTTTTAGCCTTACGTTGAATCATCTTGAATGTAGAACTTTCTTCTTCAGCATCTTGAGCAGAAGGATTTGATAAATCAGTGGACATTAATTTTGATAATGAAACACCAAAAATATTTGCTATATCATTAAGGACTCCAGCTTTAGGAGTGTACTTTCCTTTTTCCCATTCACTAATTGAAGATGAACTTTTTCTACCTAACCTCGCAGCAAGGTCTATCTGTTCGAGGCCATTTTTTTGGCGAAGAAATCTCAAATTCGATGCGAAATAATTTTTTTCTTCTTTCATCGTCTTGGTCTCCTTGTTTTTTCTTTCTTATATAATATCACTTTTTCCGAACCCTGTAAAACAAAAAGAGAAAAATTTTTCGAAAAAAATGAAATAAAAGTCTTGACATCGGAAAAACCGAAGTGTATAATGAACATATAAAATACGAAAGGAGATATGTATGACAAGTACATTGAAGATTCTACGTCGTTTCCGAAACAAGACTCAACAGGAATTGTCAGAGGAAACAGGCATCAATACTAGATCAATCAGTAGATACGAGGCTAGTCCTGAAGGTTTAAGAAGTGCTAGTTATAAAAACCTTGCTCTTCTTGCAGATGCTTTAGATGTCAATGTTGACGACTTTTTTTTGGACAACGTTTCGGATTTTCTGAAATTACCGAATTAAGAATTCGGTTTGGTATTAGGAAAGGAAAGGAGATATGTCGAGCGAAACAAAAAAATCTTGATCGGAATAATATTCCGACCAGAATATAGAAAGGAGCAAACATGAAACCAAAACGATATCCGTATAGCGGAAAAAGAAAAAAGCCTATCGAACAGCCGACAAGCTTACTAACAAGAATTAGTATACTCGAATCTCAAGTGATCAATCTAGCAAATCATGAAATGTCCAAGATACCATCTTCACGTTCTTCAACCATATAACCAGCGCTGATACATTCTGAAATAATTTCGTCTTTAGGAATAGAATATAGTGCTGGATTTATGTGACAAACCTTAAATGATGGATCGCTTAGAACATCTTGAATAAAAGAATCTAAATGTTCCCATCCGTAGCTATGATAATTCTTTTCAGGTCTAGGTCGTAATCGTGACATCGGTTTCCTCCTCTCTATTGAAATTTTGACTAAAACGGTGAGAGGTCATAGTCAAAATAAATTATAACATAACAAACAGAAACTCACAACACATTGTGAGAGTGAGTGATTATTTTACAACATATTGTGTTTCGAGGTGTAGAAATGTGGGAAAAATTAAATAAAATCATGCAGGAAAGAAATTTAAACGGTAGTCAGTTATCTAAAATGGCTGGAGTTAATCGAAGTTTCTTTTCTGATCTAAAGACAGGAAAGGTAAAATATCTTTCTTGGCCAAATATATGCAAAATTGCTGATGCGCTGGAAGTCAGCTTAGATGAATTTAGATAGCAAAAAAGCACCTAACAGAAGTCAGGCGCTTACTAAAATAACTACTTGAATTATATCACAGAAAGGAAAATAAATCTATGCCTAAGGCAGAAATTACTTATAAGCCAGTGGGGATTAACGAAAAAGCAACACATGGTGATTATGAACATCTTTGTCAAATGTGGGAAGGCTTGACAGTAGCAACTCTCAAAACATGGGCGAAAGAAATGCGAGATCATCCAGACTTTAAACAATTCATTGACAATCCAACTCATAAGTTAGTGTTTATCAATTATGAAGGTTTTCGATTGTTTGTTAAATGGAAAAGCAGAAATCGTTACCGATCTAAAAAAGAGACACTAACAGAAATGTTGGAAAACTTAAAGAAAGAAAAACAATTGGGAGTTTAACATGAAACTACTAGATAAACTTACAAAATGGTTTTTTAACACAACGAAAATTGAAGTCAACACAGACTGGCGATTAGTTGCATTAGACTTGAACCGTGAATTGATTGAAGCAAGGGAAGAAAACCAAATCTTATATCAGCGCATCGCTGACCTGGAAAAATTATTAGAGGTATAGAGAATGACAGAACCAACTTTGGCAAGCCAATTCTTTGGAATTGCAACAATCATGACTTGCTTGTTTATCGCATTGTTACTGATTGCGAATAGCGAGCAGAAAGCAAAAGCGAAAAAGAAAGCGCAAGAAGAACATGACAGAATGATTATTGAAGTCTATCAGGAAGGAAGAAACCAATTCAATAACATTGCACGCATGAATATTCGCAACTGTGACCGTAAATTCACATACGACACACAAAAACCAGAAGGTCTACGTGAAGAGTTACTAGCTCTACCATATACGAAGGGGTGATTGCATGAACCTATATGTCTGGAAATGTGGATGTAGAGATTGTGGAAACACATTTGAATATGTCGATAGTTACCCAATTATTGAATGCCCTAAATGTGGGAGCACGGATCTAAAGAATGAATTTAAAGGAAGGGAGTATGACTGATGGATTTGCACCATAAAGGAAAAATGTTTCTTAGAGCAGAAGTGACTGAAGAACAGAAAGAAGCTATCAAGTTATTATCTGACATCAAAGGTATAACAACACAAGAATTACTTGGACAAGTAGTTGCAAATTTTGTTAATAACAATAGACAACTAATTAAAAAATACAAAAACGATTTGAAAGTGTTGGTTGAAGATGTAAGTTCAAATGTAAATATGAATATTTAAGGAGAGCAATATGAGATTCTACGTCAACTCAAAATATGAATTGGTATGCGCTCCAGATTATTCAGATAAATTTGGAGATAAGACATCTTATTCATTGATGATCAATACTTGTTCATTCACTAGACAGATTGAAGAAGAAATCAATCTAGCGGTGGAAGAGGTATTAAAACGGTATGAAGATAAAGTACCAAAAGAACTTGTGAAAGAACTATTGGAAGAACAAAAAAGACAAGTTCGAGCAAGCTATGACACAAGCGCAACTTTAACGGAGGCATTCGAGGATGAAAATCTTAGCGATTGACCCATCATCAAATAAAATTGAAACTTCAACAACAGGGATTGTCTTACTCGATAATGCAAGGTTAGTCGATAGCTGGGTAGTGTCTTATGGTATGAAGGGATTTGCTAAGTGGTTTCATGACATTGGAGAAAGTCTTGATTTTGATGTAGTGATTGTCGAAGAATTTCGTACCAGAGATAATGACAGGTCAAAAGATAATAGCGTGTTAGAAACTATTGCTTATATCCAGTTATGCTATCCAGATGCCATCCTTCAGTATAACGGTGGGTACAAGTCAGATATTCCAGATGACCTTTTAAAAATCTTAGGTCTTTGGAAATTTGAAAAAAGTCATCACCAGGACATACGAGCAGCAGCAAGACTTGGACTGTTCTGGGCAATGAGAAATGACATTGAAGAAGTTATTCAAGACATCGGGAAGGTGGTGAGTGAGTATCACAATAACTCTAAGAAAGTGGCAAGCTGAAGCGGTCAAGAGAAGTGACCACTTATCCAATGGTATTTTTCTTGAAGCTTTAGGTGGACGTGGCAAAACTATATGCGCTCTAGCCATCGCTAAACATAAAAAAGCTAAGAAAATCATCATCACAAACAATGGACTAGCAATTCTAAATGGTTGGATAGATGCAGTCAAGTTTATGAATTTTGATAAAGATGTTGAGATTATCATTCAGACAGATAGATATCTTCAAAATCAAGTCAAAAAAGGGCGTAAATTATCCTGTGACGTGCTGATTGTGGATGAGTGGCAGAATATGTCGAGCGATAAGCAAGTGGCTTTATATCGCAAAATAAAGCGTAAATACACGATAGGTCTTTCAGCAACACCAATCCGAAAAAAAGGGCAAAACTTCTACCCACTAGAAAAAACAATTTTTGGATGGGCAACACCTAATAACAAGTTTGATTGGCAAAAGACACACGGAAAAATGGTCTATGATCCATTCAGTTATTCAAAAGAAAAGTGGGAAGATTTTAGAGACTATGAAAACTATGTCTCAAACCTACCGAACTTCTTTAGGTGGGAAGAAATCGAAGAAATCGAAAATGCAGTTGAAAATAACGGTTTTGAAATTAGGTTCTACCCAAAAGGAGTAGCTCCAGGCAATCCAGAAAAACTTGCTGAGTTTAGGAAGTTAAACCTAGTCACAGTAAATGGCAAGACTGCTATGGCTAAACAATCTTTTGGGAGAAACACCTTTGAGCGCTACCTAAACCAAACTGGTGTAGATGTTGATTTTCCAAAATTAAAAGCAGTCAACAAAGACACACCGTTATTGTTAGAGCTTGATGGACTAATTGAACGAGCACCACACGATATGTTGATTGTCAGCAAGTCTAAACAGATTGTTAATGTTATCCGCGAAAGGCATCCAAGCATTGGTATCTGGACTGGAGATATAAAAGACGGTCTTGATAATCAAATAGTGGTAGCTACTAGTCAAGTCTTAGGTGTAGGTGTAGATGGCCTACAACATAAATACCAAACTATTGTCGTACTAGATCCAGTTGAAGAAGGTTCTGGAGAATATGACGATTACCGCCAATTGCTCTGGCGAATAACAGGAAGTCGTCAGCAACATGATGTAAATGTAATTGAATTTTATTATAAAGGAGAATAAATCTTGTTTAAATTACCAGAAAACAAACCACAAATTCCAAAAGACACCCCTCGTAACTATTTCATCTATGGTGAAACCATGAGTGGCAAGTCTTACCTTGCAAACGAGTTTCCAAACCCTATTGTATTAAACACGGATGGAAATGCAGAAGCTAACAGCGTACCAAGTATTCAACTATTGAATGAAAAAGACACCTCTGGAAGAATTACCAACTCGGTTATCAAACAGTTAGGTGAAATCCTACTGGCACTTCAAACACAAAAACACTCTTATGAAACAGTAGTGGTCGATGTCATCGATGATGTTATTGAAATGATTAAGATTGCAGTTTGTGATGAATTGACACCACCTGGAAAACCTCGTTTGAAATCCTTGTCAGAAATTCCATACGGTAAAGGCTATGATTTCTTTAATCAAGCAGTTACCGAATTGGTGATTGACCTTAAAGCCCTACCAATGAACGTTATCTATATCAGTCGACAAATCTCTGAATATGACGATAACGGTAATGCGACCAAAGATAAACCAAGCTTGAAAGATAAGTATGTGAACCTTATCAATGGTAACTCTGACTTGATGATCCATACCGAGAAAATCGGTAATAACTATAACCGTGAAGTTGACCGTAAGCGTAAAAGCTACTACGCTGACCAGGTTGATGATAAGAAAATCTTGAAGATTTTGACCACTATCCGTGGTGCTCTTAGTCCAGCGAAGACTAATCCTGCCACTGAAGAAAAAACAACAACTAAAGCAGAAACTAAAAAAGAAGTAGAAACTACTTCAGTAAACGAACTATTTTAAGAATTAAAGGAGAAAACACATGAGTTTATTAGATATCGCAAAATCAATTAAAAAAGAAGGCTTTGACCCACGTAAAGATAGTGCAAATGGACCTGCACCAATCCCTGCTGGAACTTATCCAGTTATCTTGAAAAAAGCAAGTTTCAATATCGCAGAAAGTAACTGGGAAAGTTTAATTTATCAATTTGAAATCCGTGGTGGTGACTATGACGGTCGCTCAGAATACGTTTCATTCGGAACATTGACCGAATGGAAGGGTAAGAAGTTAGATTGGGCAGTAGAACGTACTATGAAATTCTTTATCAAGGCTTTGGTTCTTGCTGGTGATAATATGCAAGGGGATGAAGAAGACGGTAAAGCTTTGGAAGAAGCGCTTCAACGTAAAGCAGTTGGTTCTTACTTCAAGTTGATTATTATTGAAACCGAAAGCAAAGGTAAAACATACCGTAGCTATGATCTTGATGAAGCTGAAGGACTTCCAAGCGCTGAAGGTTTAGAACTCAGTGACGATGATTTACCATTCTAAAAAATAAAATATAGGAGGAAATTGGAATGGCTAGTATGAAAGAGTACGCTCTAAAATATCAAAATTTAGGATTTTCAGTCATTCCAATCAATCCTAAAAATAAAATGCCATTAATTGAATTTGCTGATAAACCTGCCATGACTGCTAGTGAAATTGAAAGTTTTTGGGATGGTTATCCAAATGCAAATATTGCTCTTAAAACAACTAATTTCTTTGTCATTGATATTGACAAACACGGTAAGTCAAACGGTTTTGAGTCTCTTAAAAAATGGAAATACTTAAAACTGATTGAACCAACCCTACAAGCTAAAACTGCAAGTGGCGGGAAACATCTATTCTACTTTAAGAGAGATGATGAACCTATCACACAGATGATTGGTTTCTTACCAGGTGTAGATATCAAGGCTCACGAAAATAACTATATTCTTGTAGCACCATCTGCCACAGATAAGGGGCAGTATGAATGGGATTTAGAAAAATCAAAGGAAGGTGGAACAATCGTAACACCTTCCAGAGATTTAATTCGAGCAATTAAGAAACAATACAAAGAGACACATGGCCATACCTATGATGGTACGGATGGTTTGAGGAATTTAGCTAGAAGGTCTTACACCAGAGACAAAACTCAAACCACTGAACTATTTGAAACAATCGCCCTTGGTTTTGGTGATGAAGGTGGACGAAATGATAAACTAGCAAAATTCGTAGGTGGTTTATTATATCGAGCAGTTGATGATGAAGTAGTCGTTCAATTAGCAAGATTAGCAAATACTAACAGTCAAAATCCTTTGTCAGAAAAGGAAGTGATGCGTACTGTTGAAAGTATGATTAAAAAAGATAGGAGGTGAGAACAATTGGTAATGTAGTTAGCATAAATTCACAAGATACAATGATACTGAATGACAAAGGAGGAATCAAATCAAATAGTCCAAATAATGTACTTCTTTCTTTCAAGGCTGATGATCAATTAAGTATTTACTTAAAGCACAATGAATTTTCACAAGAGCATGAATTGACTAAAGATATCAGAATTGGAAATACTTTTTTTAAAAAAGGAGAGTTACCCTCTAATTTTGATTCAGTTGTAAAAGTTTATTTTGAAAGTGTATTAGGTGTTGCTTTCTCAAACCAAGCGATGCTGGATGGCATGGAAACCTTCTTCTCAGAAAGGTCATACAATCCAGTTATGGAATACATGGAACGTGCAGCAAGTAATTGGGATGGACGTAAACGCATCAATCAAATGCTCCAAGTCTATCTAGGTGCAGAAGATATTGATTTAGTTTCTAAAATCGCTGAAATGTGGTTAGTCGGTGCAGTTGCTAAAGTATACGACCCTTACGCTAAATTTGACTACGTTTTGGATTTAGTAGGTGGTCAAGGTGTAGGGAAAACTTCGCTTCTTCAAAAATTAGGTGGTGAGTGGTATACCGATGCTGTTACAGATTTTGCAAACAAAGATAACTACGACATCATGTTAAAAGCGTTAATTGTCAATGATGATGAAATGGTTGCTAGTAACCGAATGAGTTTTGCTGAAACAAAAGCTTTTATCTCAAAAACGAGCTTACGTTTTCGTAAACCTTACATGAAGCGTACTGAAGAATTTGCTAAAAACTTTGTTCTCGCACGCACAACGAATCAGAAAGAATACTTAAAAGACAAAACAGGTGAACGTAGGTTTCTATCCGTTATGGCAGATACTAGCAGACAGAAGAAACACCCTATGGAAATCGAACCTGAAACAGTCGAACAAATTTGGGGCGAGGCTGTCACAATCTATAAAGCTGGTGCTGATTTGATGTTTGATAAAGAAACTGAAGAACGATTAGAAATCTATCGTGAGAAATTCATGTACCGTGATGAAGTTGAATTACAAGTGCTTGAATATCTGGAAATGCCTATTCCTGATAATTGGTCAAGTTGGTCTATTCAGCAACAACATCAGTATACAAGTAAGTATTTTGATAACAGTAGTGAGTTTGAAGCTGGTACTAAAAAACTAGAAAAAGTCTCAACTCGTGAGATGATGTATAACTTGTTTATGAGAAATTCAAATGATAAAAAGTTATCAACTAAAATCAATATGATTATGGATAATCACCCTAGTTGGGAAAAAGGTCAGTTTAGAATTAGTGGAAAAAATACTAAAGGATTTAAGCGAATTAAAGAAAAATAGATCGGTTGCATTTTGAAATTCTATCGGTTGCATCGGTTGCACTTTTTAAGAAGAACGGTTGCATGCAACCGATATGCAACCGATAAATCGAAAGAACGGTTGCACTCTTAAACCCTTGATAATACTGATTTTTTTATACTATTTTTATATAATGCAACCGATTAACCGTTATTTTTTAAAAAAGTATTAATAAAAGTATTAATAATAGAGAAAGCCTATTAAATAAGGATTCTTAAATTTTATTTTTTAAATTTTGTTTTTTATCGGTTGCACGGTTGCATTTAATTTTTTTAAGCGATTAGGAGTTAAAAATGAAAGTTGACGTACAATGTCCGTTCTGTGGAGAGTGATATATCAGAAAAGTAAATCCTGATAAAAAATCCATACTCTGTTATGTCTGTAAGAAAGCATTATTTTTGAAATATGCGACTGACACAAAGGACGGTGTAAATGATAAAGGGTTCGGACGGTTAGCCTATGAACCGTTCGTCCATAATGAAGAAGTTGTGGAGTTAAGAGAGGTGTTTGAATGAGTATCAAACAACAAATGATTAAAACATTGAAACATTCAATCGAGAAAACAGAAGCTGATATTTTGGAATACTCCAAACCTTGTGAGAAGTCACTAGCACAGAATAGGACAGCACACAGAGAGTATTTGAAAAAGCAGTTGAAGAAGATGAAAAAACAGTTGAAGGAGTTGGAAGATGAATAAACAGGAATTGATAAAGAGAATAAAAGATTTACCATTTTCGTATATATGGAATGAACCATACTTAAACAAGGAAGTTGTTTTGGAAACGATCAAACACATAGACGAACCGAAGAAAGTCGTAGTACCGCAGTTTGTGGCGGATTGGATTGATTATTTTAAAAAATATTCAGGCATTTTATATGGAAGCATCGCACCTTACTCATACTATGGACATGCTATAACTGATGATTTTGTGGGTGACGTAAAAAAAACTTTGGGATGGATTCGTAACAATAGCGAGACATACGCCCGTGCATGGCTTGACGGCTACGAGGTCGATGAAGAACCGAAGTATACGGTTAAGATTAAAGCAACAAAACACTACTTTGCAAAAGACGGTAATGGACGTATATATTTCTCTCTCAAGTATGAAAGTGCGTTTACAAAAATTGAGTTAGAGAAAGTAAATCTTGGCTGGGTGTTTGATTGTGAAGGGATTGAGATTGAGGAGGTGGAATAGATGGGAGATACTATTTGGCTAGAATGGATTGCTGAAGTTATGGCAACTAAGCCAGTTGGCAATTCATTGCTAGAAAGCAACCGTGGTCAAGAGGTAGTTGATTTGTTGCTAGATTTGGAAAGAGCTGATTTTAATTGGCATCGAGGAGATGCTGATACTTTCTGGATAGATGCTCAGATGTGTATTAAGTACAAATTAACTAATGCTGAGATTAAATTTTTAGCTAAACAGCAACCAGGCGTTGTAAATTACCAAAAGCACTCAAAAGAAAGAAATGCTTATTCAGAGATGATGAGAGGATTGCAAAAATTAAAAGAGCTTAATTTTCCAGAAATCTATAATCATTCGTTATCTCCAGAAGAAGAAAAGAAAAAATTTGAAGAAGAAATGGCGGTTGAACAAAAGTACATATCGCCTTATCAAAAATTAGATGAGCTTGAAAAACGATTTTTTGAAAATCAATTTTTATTTGGTCAAAAAGTGATGGAAGCTGCAATGAAAATTGTATCAAGTGAAAAGAAAATATCTGTTGATAACTTCTTCAACATCGGAAGCCATCGAATTAAATTCACGGTTGAGGAGGTGGAGTGATGGAAAAATCAAAAGAAATTGGTTTAGCAATCACAGAAATACAAGTAAAGGTATTAACTCAATCCGAATCCTTGAGTGCCTATGAATTGAATAACATTAAAATAAAAGCAAGGACTTTATATGAAAGTCTTGTATGGTTACATTACGAAGCAGAGGAGAGAAAATATTGAAACACTTCTTAATTGGTTATTGCCTACTCACTACTTGCTTACTATTCATTCAACGTGAAGCGCAGAAACCCTTGCTAGTCTATCACGCTGATAGTAAATATCAGATTACTGGCAAGGTGGAAGAAAAACGAAAAATCGGAAGTCTTTTCACTATCACGGTTAACGGTAACGTTTTTGTGGTGAGTGAGCAGAAATATAATAATACACAGATAGGAGATGATATTGAATTATGAACACACTAGAAAACGTAAAGCAATGGTTTATTGATCGTGACCTTGAAAACGGTGGACGATTAGACAAGCAGTCACTCAAGTTGAGTGAAGAATTCGGAGAGTTATGCGCAGGCTATCTCAAGAAAAACGAACAGATCATGAAAGACAGTATCGGAGACTGTGCAGTCGTGATTGTAGGCTTAGCATTACTCATTAAGGAAGATGTGAATCAGATTTTTAAAGAGTCTGATGGTTTACGGAAGAAAGAAATTACAGAAACATTAATCTCAATCAATGCAAACATCAGTGAGTTTCAACTCTCACAAGGATTTGCAAGCAAGGAAATGTGCAGACATAATCTAGTACGTTGTATTGGTTATCTAAAAAATCTTGGTTATGATTTTGATGAATGCTTTGAACTTGCTTATCAAGAAATTAAAGACCGCAAAGGTCTATGGATTGATGGTTCATTCGTGAAATGGGAGGATTTGCCAGATGAACTACGAGCAAAGATTAAATGATAAACAAAGACAACGATTTGCTTTCATGTTGAAGCAAAAGCGAAAAGACAATAAGTTGTCACAAGAGGAACTAGGTGACATTTTAGGATACGGTCAATCAGATATTTATAAATGGGAAGCATGCAAGACAAGACCTAACTTTTATCAGGTTGAAGATGTAGCGACATACTTCAATCTTCCTTTGAATGTTTTAATAGGGGAGGGATGAATTGACAAGCATTGAGAAACGATTAAAACAATTGCCTTTTGATGATATTAAAATTAGATCATTGCATAATGAAATCGTCAAGCTTAACTCAGGAATAGTTAAAGGTCAGTCTTTTAATGGTATGCCTAAATCGCCATCGATTGATAATCGAACAGAAGATATAAATATTCTAATAATTGATAGAACAAGAGAACTCTATGAGGAAATCAATAAAATTTATAAAGAACGAAAAAGAATAATAGATTGGATTGAGAGTTTAGAAGACCCTATTGAGAATATGGTCATGCGACTACTGTATATTGACGGGCTGTCATGGAAAGAGGTGCAGATAGAACTCAGATGTAGTCGAAGCACTATTAAGAGAATAAGAAGAAGCGCTATTAAAAAATGGCACTAATGAACCCAAATGGCACTAATTAAGTGTTATTATGTTAGTATCAACAAGAGGCTGATAGACTCCTATATATTTTCACCAAAGGGCATCACGCCCTTTATGGCGATGAAAGGTTCTATAATCTCTTTAATTTTAAAATGGTAAGCTCTCCAAGCTTTTTGCTCCGCTGGTTCGATTCCGGCCGTCGCCTTATGACTGCAAAAGAATAAATTTAAAAAGACAATATACTATTGATTCTCCGCAGGGTATTGCAGTCGCCTTGCACTTTAAGAAGTCCTTATGAAAATCAGTCAGCTTAACGCTGGCTTTTTCTAATCTCTATTTAAAAGGAATGTAATGAAACCAAAGAGACTTACAATTCTAAACGGTAAAAGAACTGCTGTGGACTATGATAGTCGTAATGAGGAATACACGAATTACAATCGCACAAGATGGCAATATGATAAGGATGTGAAACGGTTCTACAATTCAACAGTTTGGAAGCGAACAAGTAAACAAGTATTACTTGAAGCTGATTACATCTGTGCGATGTGTGGAGGTGAAGCAACCATGACTGACCATATCATCAGTGTGAAGCAAGACTGGTCGAAGCGATTAGATCGAAGTAATCTTCAAGCAAGTTGTAAAAAATGTAATGATAAGAAAGCAATCAAAGAGAAGTATTCTTATTGATTGTGCGGTAAATAATTAAAAACGTTATCAAAAAGCGAACAAAAATAGAATACAGAAGAGCGAATCGGTCGGAAATACACTGCAAAATATACGGAAATACCCCCTTTAATTTAGAACGGGGGTAGGTATCGTTCGGATTCTAGAACGCCGCCCTCTTCTGTGCGAAAAATTCCGTTTTTGAAATTTTGAACCCCCATAAAAATTGGAAGGAGGTGGTCGATTTGGGTCGAAAAATGAAGATAGTGGAAACTACTAAAAGTCATTTAACAAAAGAAGAGAAGATTGCAAGAAAAACTATACAAGAAAAGGCTTCTGATGGTTTGGAAGCATTGCAACTGACACCACCAAAACACTTTGATGCAATCGCAAAAGCAGAATATAAGCGAGTAATTGAAGATTTAAGAAAGCTACCCCTTAGAAATTTAGATCGTGCAGTATTAGAAACGTACTGTACTTGGTATGCAGTCTATAAAGAAATATCTCGTGGATTGCAGAAAGAGGGATATGTAGTTGAAACAGATAGTGGTAAAGTTTTGCCTAATAAGATGCTATATAGTTTAGAGCGTGCGACAACTAATCTAACGAAAGCAGCATCACAATTAGGATTGACAGTTGACAGTCGCATGAAGTTATTTGTGCCACAAGTTGAAGAAAAGAAAGAGAGCATTTTCGATAAATTTGGTAGTTAGGAGGTGAAACAATGGAAGATATAGCTTATCAATACGCTTCGAAAGTCGTAAATGGAGAAATCATAGCTAGTAAGAAAGTTATTAAAGCTTGTAAGCGCCATTTAAGAGATTTAAAGCGTATAGATGATGAAGACTTTCCGTATGTTTATCTACCTGAAAAAGCAAAAAATCCGATTGATTTTATTGAAATGCTCCCAGATGTCAAAACAGGAAAACCATATCCGCTGGCAGATTTTCAAAAGTTTATTTTGAGTAGTCTATATGGTTGGAGGAAAAAGTTCGATACATCGATTAGACGATTCAAAAAAGCTTTAATCAGCTTGGCCAGAAAGAATGGTAAAACAATCTTAGTTGCAGGTATTGCTTTGTATGAGTTTTTGTTTGGTCGCAACCCTGCAATGAGTCGACAGTTGTTTTGTACAGCGAATGACCGTTCACAAGCACGAATCGCTTACGATATGATCCGTAAGCAGTTGGACGCTTTGAGAAACCAAAATGCGGATATTAGAAAAGCTACTAAAGTAGTACGAGATGAACTTCGTAACTTGAATGATGAAAGTTATGTGCGTGCATTGAGCCGTGAAACTGGAGCAGTTGATGGTTTTGAACCGTATGTCGGTATCTTAGATGAATTTGCAGCATCCAAAACCAATGAGATGATTGAGCTTCTAGAATCTGGTCAAGGTCAGTTGGATAACCCTTTGATTTTGATTATCTCAACAGCTGGATTTGATTTAAACGTACCAATGCACACGATTGAGTATGCGTATATTGAGAAACTTTTGGATGAAGAAGTTGAGAATGATGAATACTTTGCTTTTATTGCTGAACAGGATAATGAAGAAGAGATTGCAGATGAAAAGAACTGGATAAAATCAAATCCAATCCTTGAAGTCAAAGCGCTACGTAAAAAGATGATAGACTACCTACGAAAACGTAGGAAGGTAGCGCTTGAGACAGGAACAATAAATGAAATCCTAGTTAAAAACTACAACATGTGGCGACAATCATCGGAAGAGTCTTATATGGATAAAGAAAGCTGGGCGAAAGCTAAGATTGATAAACCTGACACTAAAAAGCGCAGAGTTTGGTTGGGTGTCGATGTTGGTAGGTCTAGTGACTTATTCTCTATCTCTCCAATGGTCATGATGGATGATTATTGGTATGCAGATAGTTTTTCTTTTGTGGCCACGAAATATGGCTTAATAGCAAAAGAAAAAAGAGATGGTGTCTCTTATACCAACTTGGAAAGAGCTGGTGAGTGCGAGATAACCACGCTTGAAAGTGGAGTTATTGACGATGAGCGCGTGCTTGAGAAAATCGAGGAAATGGTCTACCAAAATGAGTGGGAGTTACAAGGGATTTACTTTGACCCTTATCAATTTGGTTCACTGTTGACGATGATTGAGAAGCGACATCCAGAATGGCCACTAGTCCAGATACCACAAACCACCATGGTATTGAATATGCCCACGAAACAGTTCCGTGATGATGTCCGACAAGGAAAAATCAAGCACAGTGGCAATCAGTTGCTGACAATGGCAATAAACAACGCATACACTAGAGTTGATAATAACGGTATGAGGATTGATAAAAACAAAAATAGTAATAAAATCGACCCTCTAGATGCGTTATTAGATGCTTATGCTGCTTGTTACTTAGAGCCATTCGATGGAAGTGGTTATTGGACTAATGAGAAAATCCTAGAAGGAGGTTCGCTATTTTGAAAATACTGAAACATATCCACACGATTTTGCTATTGATAGGCCTTGGATTTTTAATCTATGGCTTTTTCTTATTAAATCAAGTAGCAGGGTTCTTATGTAGTGGAGTGATTTTAATTTTGTTAGCCTTGTATATCAGTAAAACAAGGGGGTGAATTAGAAAGGAGGTGAGAAAATAAATGACTTTTTTTCAATCTTTAGGTTCGTCAAAACTATCTTATGACGACTATATCTCTTCGGTAATCTCTGGTAATTCAAGTCCTGAATATACTGGTATATCTGCTTTAAAAAATAGCGATGTCTTGACTGCAGTATCTATCATAGCTGGTGATGTTGCTCGTTTTCCATTATTGAAAAAGGATTTAATGGGTAATATTGAGCAAGATGAAGATATGAACTATCTACTGAATGTCAAATCCACAAGTAATACATCAGCAAGGCAATGGAAGTTTGCGATGACCGTCAATACCATCTTGACTGGTAATTCATTCTCTCGTATTCTACGCGATCCAATAAGTGGCAAACCATTGGAATTTCAATTCTTTAGACCGTCCGAAACGACAGTGGAAGAAACCAATGACCATGAATTGATTTACACTTTTCGTGACCGTCTGAGTGGTAATGAAATTGTATGTAAAGCAGAAGATGTCATCCATTGGAAATTCTTTAGCCATGACACTATTTTAGGTAGGTCTCCACTACTTTCTCTTGGAAATGAAATCAGCCTACAAGACGGTGGATTGAATACCTTGATTAAGTTCTTTAGAGATGGTTTCTCAAGTGGAATTATCAAGCTTAAAGGTGCTCAATTAAACGGTGAAGCCCGTAAAAAAGCCCGTATGGACTTTGAGAAGATGCGTGAAGGTTCAACTGGTGGAAGTCCTTTGGTGTTTGATGACACACAAGAATACACTCCACTTGAAATTGATACGAATGTCTTGCAGTTGATTACATCTAATAACTTCTCTACTGCACAGATTGCTAAAGCTCTACGAGTTCCTAGTTTTAAATTGGGAGTGAATAGCCCTAACCAATCTGTTGCACAGCTAACTGAAGACTATGTAACCAATGACCTTCCATTCTACTTTGATGCAATCACGAGCGAACTTGCTTTGAAAGTATTTAGCGATGAGGAGCGTAGGAAGTATCGTGTTGATTTTGACACACGTAGCGTAACTGGTAGAAATGTAGATGAGATTGTAAAACTTGTGAACAATCAAATCTTAACACCTAACCAAGCATTGGTTGAACTTGGTAAAGAACGTTCCACTGATCCAAATATGGACCGTTACCAATCAAGTTTAAACTATGTCTTCTTGGATAAGAAAGAAGAGTATCAATTAATGAAAGGAGGTGAGACAAGAGATGCCAAAGAGAATCAAGATGAAAGGTCCACTGATTCCGAATAACAGCCAGGAAGTTTACGACTACTTCGGTTTGGAAGCGGTCAGTGCAAAATCTATCACAGATGCTTTTCCAGAAGACAATAGTGACATCGTTGTGGAAGTTAATTCAAACGGTGGACTTGTAACTGTTGGAAGTGAAATCTATACAGCATTAAAGAGTTATCCAGGGCATGTGACTGTGGAAGTGACAGGAATGGCAGCAAGTGCTGCTAGTGTTGCAATCATGGGCGCTGATAAAGTGCTTATCAGTCCAACAGCTCAGATAATGATTCACAAAGCATTGTATGGTTATGTATCTGGTAACAGCGATGATTTAGACAAAGCTTCTAATGCTCTTAAATCTAGCGACCAAGCTATTGTGAATTCGTATGTAGCTAAGACTGGGTTGGAAGAGTCAGTTATCCTTGACATGATGAAAAATGAAACCTTCATGTCAGCTAGTGAAGCAGTCGAAAAAGGCTTCGCAGATGAAGTAATGACCTTTGATGATGTTGGTGCAGTTGCAAGTCTTGGAGATGGACTGTTGCCACAAGCTGTTATTGACGACTTCTACGCTAACCGTAGCAAGCGTAAGTCAGAAATCCAAAATATGCTACGAGAAATCGAAAAAGAAGAATTACTTAAAGGGCTATAAGCTCTTTTTTTAATACCGTAAGGAGAAGAAAGAAAATATGTTTAAAGAAAAAATGAAAGAACTTAAAGCACAGATTTTAAATATCGGTGCTGAAATTGTTGCTAAGACAGATGAATTAAAATCTGTTTTAAATTCTGATGATCTTGAAAAAGCTCGTGAAATCCGTGCTGAAATCGACAACTTGAAATCACAAAAAGAAGAAGTTGAAAATAACTTGAAGACTTATGAAATCGCAGAAGAAGGAGCTGGAATGGAAGCGACTATTGAAAAACATGAAGTAAAAGCAGACGGTAAAACTTACCGTGATTCTGTAAATGAATGGTTACGTACTAAAGGTGCTGTTGCTGATTCAAACTTGAAACTTGAAGGAAAAGACCTTCTTATCCCTATGAATGAAGCAGTGAATCCAACACAAGATGGATTGAAAAAAGCAAACACTGAAAAAGTAACTAGCAAAGAAATTGTTACTACACCAATCCGTGAAGTTAAAACAGTTCTTGATCTTAAACAATTTGTAACAATTCACAAAGCATCTAAAGGTGAAGGATCATATCCTATTCTTAAACACGCTACATCCAAGATGGCAAGTGTAGAAGAATTGGAAAAGAACCCAGCTCTTGCTAAACCAGAATTTACAGATGTTCCTTGGAAAGTTAAAACTTACCGTGGTGCAATTCCACTTTCACAAGAAGCGATTGACGATGCAGATGTTGACCTTCTTGCAATCGTGGCTGAAGCAGCTAACCAAATCAAAGTAAATACTACAAATGATGCAATCGCTACTGTATTGAAAGATTTTGAAGCTAAAACTGCTGCTGATCTTGACGCTATCAAGGAAATCTTGAATGTGAACCTTGATCCAGCATACAACGTGTTATTCGTAGTTTCTCAAAGTTTCTACCAAAAACTTGACACTTTGAAAGATAAGAACGGTCGCTACTTGCTTCAAGATTCTATCGTTTCTGCATCAGGTAAAGCCTTCCTCGGACATCCAGTATTTGTAGTTTCAGATACAACTCTTGGGGCAACTGGTGAAGCTAAAGCCTTTATCGGAGATGTACAACGTGCTGTACTCTTTGCTGACCGTCAAGAATTGGGTCTTCGCTGGACTGACAATGAAATCTACGGTCAATACTTGCAAGCAGTTGTGCGCTTTGACGTTAAGAAAGCAGATGCCAAAGCTGGTTACTTTGTAACTATGCCCTAATACTCCCCCAGTCAGTGGGGGTGTCTCACGGTCAGCTGTAACCTTAGCAGTACCAACCGCAAGTAGCACCAAACAAGATATCATGTCTTACCTAGATAGCAAAGGAATTTCTTACACAACAACTCAAACCAAAGAGCAACTACTAGCCTTGATTGGAGGTTAGGGATATGGAAGCTAAAAAGAATGGTTTTCTTGAAGAGGTTAAGTTGTATTGCAAAATCGACTACGACTTCGAAGATGATTTACTGCTTGAGCTTATCGAGTCAGCAAAAGAACAGATTTGTTTTGCAATCGATAATGACTTAAGCCCAGATGATTTAGTGGATTATGCTAAGTTCCGACTAGCTGTTAAAAAGCAAGTAAAAGAAGAGTACGAACATCGAGGAATGTCAGCAGACACCATGCGCTATCCATTGGCGAATGGTGTGCTAAACATCATCCATCAGCTTAGGACAAGGAGGGAAAGTTAATGCGGACACGTAAGATGAATGTTCGCATTACTTTTTTTCAAAGAATAGGCGGACAGAATGAAGATGGAGAAGTGCTAGACTTCGAAAGGAAGGACTTGTATACTTGCTGGGCAGAAGTTTCTAAAACATCTATTAAGGATTTTAGAGAAAGTGCGACTGTCACAAAAGCTGGTGGACTGGTAGAGCACAAAGACACTAAAACATTCTTAATTCGTCATCTTCCAAAACTTCCTTTTGACAATTCTTGTTATGTAGATTTTGATGGCAATGAATATCAAATCGTAGCCATCGAACGAGATCATGCAAACAAGGAAATTGACTTAATTAAGGGAGTGATGTTGTCGTGACGAAAGGATTAGACCTTTGCCTAAACAACCTTACAAAATTGGAGGTTAAAGCACCTAAAGTAGCTCGTGAAGCAGTCACAATGGTTGCTGAAGAGTTTGAGAAAGAACTTGAAGTAAATACTCCAGTTTCTGATGAACCAACATCTACTCGATTAAAGGCTGATATAAAAATCAGCAATTTCAAAGGTCGTGGAGGTGCTCCTTCAAAGGATATTGGTTTTGGTCGTACTACTGGTTGGCGTGCTAGATACCCGAATAGCGGTACAATCTATCAGAAAGCACAAGACTTCGAGGAAAAAACTATCAATGCGGTTACTCCTCGCGCTAAAAGAATATATGAACAAAAAATAAGGGAGGTGTTAAAATAAATGATTGCTGAAACTGAAGCATACAAACTTTTGGTAGCAGATGAAAAGTTAAATCAACTGTTTAATGAGTTTAGAGGCAAGGAGTTTCCAGGATACAAACAAGGTATCTTTACTTATGATATTCCTGAAAAGCCTACAAATTTAAAACAAAAAGAGCTTGCTCCGTTTGCAAGAATTTATTTAACTTACGAAGCACCTCACAAGTATGCAGATGATGAAATCATCTCAATGGAACAACGTATCACAATCAACTTTTGGTGTAAGAATGCAAAGCAAGCTGACCAAATCGCAAAAAGAATGGATACAATCTTAGAAAGTAGTGGATTTGAACGCTACACAGCAAATGAGAAACCTCGATACATGGATGACGATATTGGACTGTTAATGAATGTCCGAAAATATCGTCTTTTTGATTGGAGTGATCTCGAAGAAATGAAAGGAAAATAAATAAATGTCTAAAGTTAAATTTGGTTTACGTGGTTTTGAATATGGGGTTTTGGATAACAAAAATCTTGTAACAGGAGAAACTAAAAAAATCCCTGGAATTAAAACAGCGAAATTGGATATCACAAATGAATTGAACACTATTACAGCAGATGATGGACCATACGTAGTATTGTCTTCTGGTATCACTGGAACAACACTTGAAGTTTCATGGCTTGATTTGGGTAGTGAAGCTCGTAAGGATTTTTACGGTATCACTGTCGAAAACGGTGTTGAAAAATACAATAAGAAGATGACTCCAAACGACATCGCTTGCTTGTTCCGTACAACTGGTGATGACGGTAAAGGTATCTGGGTTGGTCTTCTTAAAGGTAAGTTCTCACTTCCAGGAATGGACTTGGAAACTAAAGACGGTTCACCAGAACCTAAGAACGATACTGTATCTGGTAGCTTTGTAGCTCGTGGAGACGACGATGACGCTCTTGTAATTGTAGTTGGTCGTGAAGATAACCCACAATTCCAAGAAACTGAATTCCGTAAACTTGTTTTCCCAAAGTCTTAAGCGGTGCTAGTTCTGAACGAACAGTAACCGCTGTACCAGGCGCAGTAAGACAAGATGCATAAGAATAGGCTTGGTTCTTCCAAGCCTTTATTTTTTAAAAGGAGTTAATAATGTTTGAAATTAAATTTAAAAAAGCAGGTGTGTTGAAAGAATTTTCAAAAGACTACGTAAACGTAGAAGACAACCTGTTGGCTTTGGAACACCAGGTTCGACAAACTTCATTGTACGAAAACAAGGAAGATTTGCTAAATCCTGCTAAACATCGTGAATTAAATGAAGCGTATCTTGAAATGTTTGTAAAAATGTACGGTGAGCAATTCGATGCAGAAGATTTGAAGAGTGCAAGTGTTGAAACACTTGAAACATTGAATGATCTATATCTTGCAGCACTCGGTGGAAAACAAGAAGAGAAAGAGACCACCAAAGGAAAAAAGAAGAAAAAGGGTTAAGCCCTAAAGAAGCTCAAAATAATTTATTAGTTTGGGTTCAATCATTAATGAGTCAAGGATATACAATCCATGATATTAAAAGAATGCGCTTATCAGATTTTGATTTGATGGTGCAGGCTTTAGAAATAAAAGAAAGCCAAGAGGAAGAAGAAACAACCCTTGACAAGGCCTTCCCATTCCTTTTTGGATAGAAAGGAGAATGAATGGCAAGTAATATTGGTGAATTAGTCGCCACTGCAACCTTAGATGTCGCTCCTTTTCAGTCGAATGTCGGGAGGTTGAAAACCTATTTAAAAGGTGTCGATAATTCCCTAAAAGCGATGGAAAACAATTTTAAAGGAGCTGGTAATAATATCAGTAACTTAAAAGGACTTTTATCGCAAACTGGTTCAGCTCTCAGCTCATACCAAAAGGTATTGAGTTCACAGAGTGAACGATATAACCAGTTGAAAGCTAGTATAGGTGATGTTTCAACTGCCACTGCAGAACAAAAGCAGAAGTTAGTTGAAGCAAGTGCTAGTATGACAGCTACTGCTGCTAAAGTAGCTGAATTGCAAAACCGTTATCAACAGTTAGCTAGTTCTATGAAACAAGCTTATATCGATGATAGTGCCTTCACTAAGTTTGGTAGAGGTGCTCAAGAAGTCGGTAATAAAATCAGTCAAATGGGGCAAAACATATCTGGTTTTGGTTCTGCTTTAACTCGTGGTGTTACTGCTCCGATTGTAGCAGGAGCTGGTCTTGTAGTGAAAGCTGCAATCGATTATGAATCAGCGTTTGCAGGTGTTAAGAAAACAGTTGATGAAACCGCAACGGTATCTTATCAAAAATTGTCAGACGGTATCCGTCAAATGGCTAAGGAATTGCCAGCTAGCGCAGTTGAAATTGCAAACGTAGCAGAAGTTGCAGGTCAGTTAGGTATTAAGGCAGAAGATATTCTCTCATTCTCTCGTACTATGATTGATATGGGAGAGTCAACCAACTTGAGTGCAGAAGAAGCTGCAACAGCAATCGCTAAAGTAGCAAACATTATGGGTTTGACATCAGATGATTATTCAAGGTTCGGTGCATCCGTTGTAGACCTTGGTAACAACTTTGCTACAACTGAAAAGGACATCGTAATGATGGCCAATCGTTTAGCAGCAGGTGGTAAACTAGCTGGACTAACTGCACCTGAAATCTTAGGTCTTGCAACTGCTATGAGTAGTGTAGGTATTGAAGCAGAAGCAGGTGGTACTGCAATGACTCAAACTCTTACTGCTATTGGTAATGCAGTTTCATTGACTACTAAGGACTCAGCAGATGATCTAGCGTTGATTGCTAAAGTGGCAGGAACGACATCAGAAGAATTCCAACAAGCGTGGAAAGAAAAACCTGCTGAAGCTTTGCAAGCCTTTATTAAAGGTCTTAATACAGCCCGTGAGCAAGGCGCGAATATGGATGCTATCTTGATGAAGTTAGGCATGACAGGTGTTAGACAAGGGAATATGCTTAAATCTCTTGCTTTATCATCAGATAAAATGAGTGCAGCAGTACAACGTTCTAATCAAGCGTGGAAAGAAAATACTGCCTTAACCAATGAAGCGAACAAACGTTATGAGACTACTGAGTCTCAATTAAAGATGTTTAGAAATCAAATCACCGACTTGGCTATTGAATTTGGTGGACCTCTAATCAAGGCTCTTAGAAGCGGTCTTGATGCAGTCAAACCATGGCTGAACAATCTTGCTGATTTAGCAAAAAAATTCAGTTCATTATCAACAGAACAACAACAGAACATCATTAAGTGGGGATTGATGGCAGCTGCTTTAGGTCCTGCTTTGAAGTTGTTAGGTGGTGGTGTATCTGTTATTGGTGGTTTTGTAAAAGCCATTGGTGGCTTATCAAAAGGACTTGGTGTTTTAAGTGGATCAGTTAAATACCTTGCAAATATTCCAGCTGGTTTAAATGCATTGGCTGGTTCAGCTGGTGCTGCTGAAACAGCTATGGCAGGTATGTCAACTAGTGCTGGTTCTATGACTGGTGCTATTGGTGCGCTTGCAAATCCTTTAGGATTGATAGTTGGTAGTATTGGTTTAGTAACAGCTGGTCTTGTCTATCTTGGAAACGAGAAAGACAAAGCAAGAATCAAGACAGAAGAGTTTGGTTCACAATTAAGCAGCACTGCACAAGGCGAGTTGAGGAACTTCCAAAAGACAGTTGATGAAACAAGCACAGCAGTCGCAAACTTTGGAACACATGCTGGAGATGTTGAGAAAGTTTCAGGAGCTTTTAAAAAGCTTTATGAAGATATCCAAGCAGCGGCAGACCAAAGCAACAAACGAATGGAAGAGCTTGGTAATAAATGGGGCTTGAGTGAAGAACAAATCACTAAAGCTAAAGATAGAAATGGTCAAATCGTTTCAAATACTGAATCAATGATGGACCAAATCAATGAAATTTATGCGCGTCATAATGGCGATGCTAGTAAGTTTTCTCAAGAAGAAAAAGAAATCATCTTAAATAACCAGAATGAGATGATTAAAGCTAAACTTTCCATGATGAGCTTATCTGCTGATCAACAAAAAGCGGCATTGCAAGCTTTAAATGGAGATATTGTAAGTCTAAACGAAACTCAATTAAAACATACTAAAGATGTTTTAAAACAAGCCATGGATGAAGAAAAGAAACTCTACGAAACATCCAAGAGCGAATTGAAAGAGTTGTTAGACGGTAAAGCGATTGACCAAGAAACTTATAACAAGAAAATACAAGAACTCGAATCTAACCACACTCAAACTATGGAAGCTTTGGGTAGTAAGTATTATCAAGTTATGAAGAATCTGGACGAAAAAGTTAAATCCAGAACTGGTCAAAGTTGGAACTACTGGGAAGAAGCTAAAAAAGTCCTAGAAGAATACGGCTTATCTTATGAAGAAATCGGTCAAAAGGCAGCAGCAGCATCTGAAAAAGCTGGGAACTCTCATAGTATTCTCGCTAAATATACTAGTGAGATGAGTAAGGAAGTCAAAGAAGCCAATGATGCGTGGTCATTATTAGTTGGAAATATCGATAAAAACGGTAACTTCCAAGTCAAATCAAACGTTAAAGAAGTCATTGGAGAAGCAGCTAAATCTGCAGAAGGTTGGGAACAGTTGCAGTTCATTGCTAAAACTGCTGATATCAACTCAAATGCTCGTGTAACCATTGCTGAAGCGCTTGTTGAATCAGGCAAGTGGAAAGATATGACGCTTGAGGAAAAACAAGTAATTGTTCAAAATCAAGCAGGTCTACAAGCTATTTTTGATAGCGAAAGTAGTCTCAAGATTTGGAATGATATGCCAGCTGAAGTCAAAGAACTTCTTTTGAAGAACAATGATATCATGACTAAGGCAGATGAAGCAACAAAAGCTCTCACGAACTATGAAGCTCTGACACCAAAACAAAAAGAGTTGCTTGCAACAGATGATAAGTTCAGAGATGCAGTGGCTCGTTCTACTGAAACATTGACTACTTGGAATGCTCTTATACCGTTCACAAAAGACTTACAAGTAAACCCTGGTAACGTTTTATATAACGGTCAATTATCAATCGATAAGATTGGAGAGTGGAATTTAGCACCAGCTCTAACCAAGTCATTAGATGCAGCAGATAATACTGCTGCCGCAGTTAGTAGTGCAATATTAAGTGTGAATTCTCCTAAGCAAGAAGCACCAATCGGCATTTTTGCCAATGACAATACAGCAGGAGAATCACAATCAGCAAGTTTAAGTGTAAACTCTCCTTATCAATTTAAACCAATTGATATTAATGCTATCAACAGAACGCAAGGAGAAGCTAACTCTGCAGAATATGCTGTAAATGCAGTTAGACAAAACGGACCAATCGATATTAACGCAAGAGACAGAACAAGTAGTGCGATCAATAGTGTATGGTCTGGTTTGGCATCTTTACCAGCTGTTAAATTTATTGATATCATCACAAGGCATTTTACACAACGACACGCAAAAGGTACGGATAATCACCCTGGAGGCCTTGCAACAGTCAATGACCAACGTGGTACACTCTACAAAGAGTTGGTAACATTACCAGACGGTACTTCCTTCATCCCAGAAGGTCGTAACGTAGTCTTACCACTTCCTCCAGGTTCTAAAGTCATGCGTGCTGGTAAAACTCGTAGCTTGATGAACCGTTTAGGTATTCCAAACTATGAAAAAGGAATTGGTTTTGAAGATACAAAAATCTCACATCTAAGTAGACGAATCCAGAGCGTAAACGTTCGAAACAGTAGCCGTGGATACCAAAGTACAGCTTATTCTACTGATTACGTAAATGGTAGTGGTCAAGCAGTAGTATCTGAATTGGTCAGCTTGAAAGAAAGCGTAGAAAATCTACTGGGTAGATTGCTTGATAAAGATTTCAATACTTATCTAGACGGTCAAGTTATCGCAGAAAATTCTTATCAATACCAAGGTCATATTATGAGAAGGGAGGGTATTTGATGTCAAATTATTTAAAAGTCAATGATTTCACAACAACTGGTTTAAGGAATTGTGTAGTCGTAGACTTTGGAACAATCCGTTCTGCCACTCCTCGTTTCTCTGAACAAACAAAACCATACGGTATGAATGGTAGCTACAATCAAGAAGATGGCGCTTTTGAAGATTATGAAAGAACAATTCGTATCTTCTTTGAGCGTTTTTCTGATTTAGCAATCTTGATAGAGAAATTTAAAGCAGTTGGAAACCAATTAGAATTCAGTTATCAGCCTGATTCTGTATTCTATGCTGATTTGCTAGATACAGAAATCACTCCTAAAGGTATGTATGGTTGGGAACTATCCATCAAACTAGACATGCAACCATTCAGATATCCGAAGGATGTCGCACCAGTCGTATTAACAAGCGCTGGAACGATTGAGAACATCGGTACAGTCTATTCAGAGCCCATCATTGAGGTTGAAGGTAGTGGAGATGTATCACTTACGATTGGTCAGAAAACCATGTATCTGACCGTTAACACAAAAGCTACGATTGATTGTAGACAAGGAAAGCAAAACATCTACAATGCTACTGGAGCAGTTCAAAACACTCTTAGAAAGCGTGGAGGGTTCTTTGAAATCCCAGTAGGGAATACTGGTATCACTTATACAGGGAATGTTACCAAGGTGACAATCCAACCGCATTGGAGGTATAAAGTATGATTTATTTAACCGAAGGAAATATACCTCTTAATGCTGTCTATGATGATGATATCGTGCAAGAAGCAAATAGCACCTATCAATTAACCTTTAAATTCCCTACAAACAACATCTTATGGCAAAGATTGAGAGAAGAAACATTCTTGATTGCTGATGATCTACACGGTGAGCAAGATTTTGTTATTTTCGAAGTTGAGAAAAAGCATGGATATATTCAAGTCTATGCAAACCAAGTCATGACAATGTTAAATCACTACGTAGTCAATCCAATGTCTTTGGATAGACAGACTGGTTCAACTGCTTTGAGTCAATTTGCTGGAAGCATCACTCGTAGCAATCCATTCTCATTCTTTTCAGATATCGAAGATAAACACACATTTAATATCGATAGTAAGAATGCTATGGAAGCATTTACTAAAGATAAACACTCTATTCTTGGTTTGTGGGGTGGTGATTTAGTCAGACATGGCTATCAAGTACGATTATTAAAAAATGGCGGTTCAGAAAATGAATCGCTTTTTATGTACAAGAAAAACTTATCCAGCTATGAGCATAAGACATCTACTAAGTCTTTAAAGACTCGTATTACCTTCATTACAACTGTTCGTGGTGAGGGAGAGAATGCCAATGATAAGCATTATAAAGTGGTTGTCAATAGTCAACTAATTAACAAATACAGTCAGATTTATGAAGATGTTGTAGAGGTCAATGACCAAGATGTTAAGGACGAAGCGAGCCTTAGAGAATACGGAAAGCAGTATTTCAGAACAACATTGTGCGACATGCTTGAAGATAGCATTGAAATTGATGTTATCGGTCACAGTGATGTACCCGTTCAGATGTTTGATGTTGTAGGTATCTACCATGAATTCTACGGACTAGATGTTCGTAAGAAGATTACTAAATACACTTACTCACCAATGGCTAAGAAATTGAAGTCTATTGGTTTTGGTCAGTTTCAATCAGGTCTTGCAAGCGCAATCGGTAATGTAGTTAGTGATGCCTTTAAAAGCGAAAACCAGCATTTTCAAAGCAACTTTGAACGACAACTAGCAAGAGAGCTTAAAAACGCTGACCTTGCTTTTGAACGCAAAAAAGAAGAATTAACCAATCAATTCACAGATGAAGTGAATTCTATCAAAGCCAAAGCAGAAGAGAACAAGCGTGCTCTATCAGATGAGATAGACAGACGATTTCACGAGTTCAGCCCAGAAGGATTTGATGCGGCTAAAACAAAAGCAGAGGAAGCCTTGAAGAAGGCTAATGCGAGTGCTGAATTAGCAGATGAAGCTAAACACATCGCTAGTGAGAATACAGTTATATTCGCTTCAATGGCTGATAGAGTGAACAAGCAAGAAAATAGACTTACTGAATACAAGCAAGACACAGAAGGAAGATTTGCTAGTATTGAAAGTCAAGTATCTGGTAAGGCCAATGAAGCAGACTTCCAAAGAGTCAAAGAAACCAGTCAACTCTACGAACGTATTTTAGGTGGCGCTGAAAGTGACGTATCAAACAACGTTTCACGAATGGTTCTGACTAACCAAGTATTCCAAACTGAAGTCGGTAAGTACGTTACAGATGATAACAACTTGATTGTTAATTCGATGACAATGGATAAGCACACGCTTGTCGGGAATAACAACCCAAACGCAAGCGTATCTGTCGCAGATGGTGTGTTTACTATCAAAGCGCAAGGATTGACTAGCTATAATTGGTCGGGCTTCACACTTCCAATTTACGTTAAGAAAATCTATCAAGGTGAAACCTACACGCTCGGTTTTAAGTATCGCATTAGAGAATATCCAGACGTATCATTTGCGTTTAACGTAAAAAAACACGGATTGAATAAAACTCTTTTATGGTCTAACATTGGGCAACATAGACCACCTCTCAACGAGTGGCAAGAATTTCAGAAGACTTTCACAGTTCAAGAGGATTTTGCTTTTGGTGAAGACGTAAACTATCCGTTTTATATCTTTTTAGCTAAGAATGGATGGATTGAGTTCAAAGAGCCAATCTTGGTTCGTGGTTCAAAGACTGGCCCGTACAAGCCAAGTCAATTTGACGATGCTTATAAAACGACAGACGAAGCTAAAGGTCTTGCTACGGATGCACAGACAAGAGCGATACAGATCGCTCAAGGTTTGGATGCAACACGAACACAAGTCACACAGCTCGCTGGATCATACGCTATCCAAAATTTGAATAGCGCTGGAGACATCATTAATGGTATCAACCTTGGTGCGAACGGGAACAACCGTATTATTGGTAAAGCCACTCACATCACAGGTGACACTTTGATTGACAATGCAGTTATCAAGTCAGCTATGATCGACAAGCTAAAAACAGCTAACTTTGAAGCTGGTTCGGTCACTACCAACATTTTGGGAGCTGAAGCAGTCACGGCTGAGAAGGTCAAGTTTGATACTGCATTCATCCAGCAGTTGGTATCACAACAAGCATTCATTGATGAGTTGTTCGCTAAACAGGCGACCATTAATAGAATTCAGTCTATTGATTTTACTGGTAATAATATTAAAGGTGGGAAAATTTCATCTCTAAACGGCGTTACAGATTTTGATTTACAGACAGGTTGGATTGAGATGAACAAGGCAGGTGTAGGTATTGTAAACCATTTCGTAGGCAGACCTATTCAATACCTTGTTTTCGGTGCTGGTGCAATTTCTAATAAACCTGGTTCATATACCGCTCTAATGTCTAATTCAAATGGTAGGATAAACATGGATGACGGATCTGCTGGTATTCAAATCTGGAATACAAACGACAATACAACAGCCGTCAACTTATACGGTGATGAAATAGCTATGATGTATAATGCTAATGACCCGAAAGGTATCATTTTTGACAATATCAATAATGAGATTAGAAATGTCGAGAAAATGCAAGTTGGTACGATGGGGGTAAGCAAAACAATATGGATAAAAGGTACAAATCTAGTACAATTATTTGATTTAATAAATAAGAATTTTGAAGGCATTGAAAGACACTTTCAAATTAATAAGCTCGGAAGACCCGGACGTTATAAAATATCAATTTAAGGGCAGAAAGGGAAAATATGAACACAAAAGATAAAGTTATCAACGACTTAGCAATTCAACTCGCAAACAAAGCGATTGAATGCGCTAACTACAAAGCACTTTATGAAGAAGCACAAACGCAACTTCAACAATTACAAGCAGAAAAAACAGAAGAAAAAGAGGAAGCATAATTTATGACATTTAAAGTAGTAAATAAATACTTGCAAGAAAACAATCGTACATTCGTAGCTATTCGTCAAGAAGCGCCATACACAGCTTTTGACCGTGTTTTAATTGGTGACCGTGTGAACGAATCGGACGAAGTTCTTATCCAAGCTGTACTCGGTCAAGTGGCTACTGAGCTAAACCCAGCAGACGGTGTGAAGAAACTTCAAGAAGACTTGCAAACACAAGCGCAAGAATATGAAGCAAAGCTTGAACAGAAAGACGCTAAAATTAACGAAGTGAAAGCTGTCGCAGATTGGGCGGTATTGGCTCGTGTAACGGATACAGACAATCCGCTAGATCCAACAGTCTTCAAGCGTGGTCTTGAATTGGTTGACCTTGGAAAAACTGGCAAGACTTATCAACCACAAGAAATTTTCACGCTTGAAAATCCGAACCATGTCGAAAAATTTCAAGAAGGCAAGCGTGTGATGATTCAAGTCAATGAGCCGTTCACATACCAAGGACAAACACTCGAACAACTAGCAGACCTTGAACAAAACGGTAAACTTGGTATCTGGAAGTGGACTGAACCAAAACAAGAAAAACCTTCTAGTGAGCTAGACACTCAACCTGTTCAGTAATCATCCATTTTAGAAAGAGGGTGGTTAGATTGGACTTTCTAACTTTAATAGATAAACTCACGCCCGTTTTAGTCGTTATCATTCCAAGTTATTTTTCCTTTAAGAGTACAAAAACTTCTAAAGAAGCTGACAAACGTCTTGAGGGGTTATCGAATAAAATTGATACCCTTGAGAAGTCAGTCTCAAGTGTGGAAGAAATTGGAAAAGATAACCAACGGAATTTAACGCTTATTGGGAAAGGCTTGCAACGGTTACAGCGTTTTCGATTGCAAGAAAACTTGAAAAAAGCAATAAGGCGTGGAAAGACAAGTCAGCATGAAATTGAAGAACTTTCACGACTGTATGAAAGCTATGTCGAACTAGGCGGGAACGGTGCTATCAAAATATTGTTTGAGAAATTTCTCGAACTAGAAATCACAGAGGAAAAAGAATGAATAAAATTAACTGGAAATTACGTTTACAAAACAAAGTCACTTTAATCGCTCTATTAGGTGCGGTATTCTTGATGTCTCAACAATTCGGATTTGAAATTCCACAAAATATTCAAAACGGTGTGAACACGTTCGTTTACATTCTTGTATTGCTCGGTGTGGTTACTGACCCTACGACTGCTGGCATCACAGATAGCGACAGAGCGCTTGAATATCACGAACCAAGCGAAGACTAATTAATCAGAGAACCCAAAAGGGTTCTCTTTCTTTTTAAAAAGAAAGGAGGTAGCACTTGAAGAAGGTTATCGAAAGAAAAATAACCGTTTTATCTAGCAATCGTGGTATTGAGAAAATGTATAACGAGTTTTACAGCCACGATAAGAATAATGCTGAATTTAAGTTTACACTTGATAAATTGACTGCTACTAAGGTTATCTGCTTATTCTATTTCAAGACTACTAAGCGATACCAAGAAGTAGAAGCAACAATCGAAGGCAATTCATTTACGGTTCAATTTGATACATCATTGATCACGACAGATGAGTCTGTCATTGGCTACATCTATTTTGAGAAAGTAGAGCAGTCAGCAGATGTATATAGCTTTATGTTTAATGTCCATGTCAGTGAGATTGACAAAGCGGTCAAGAGACCACTTATTGAACGTGAAACAGGGCGAATTGTTAACGTCAAGGATGTTGTTACCAAGCAAGAATTGGACGAACTCTTTGCAAAAATCAAAGAGCAGGGTGGAACGTATGACGACAGTGATATTCGTGCTAAAATAAGCCATATTTCAACCGATATTGAAGTTTTAAAGGCAAAGACGGATAAAGATACTGTCTACGATGATAGCGCCCTTAGAGAGCGTGTAACGGCGTTAGAAAACAAGACAGATAATGATACTGTATATAACGATACAGAAATCAAGCAACGCTTGGAAGTTTTGGAACACAAACCAAGCGTGAATACTAGTGAATTAGTTACCAAACAAGAATTGGAATCTAAAGGTTATCTAACGCAGCATCAATCATTGTCTAACTATGCAACAAAGCAAGAAATACCGCAACCGTACAATGATGCAGAATTAAAAGAGCGGGTAAGTCGATTAGAAAACAAGACAGCTATTGATACCTCAAATTTTGTAACAAACGAAGTATTAAATAGTAAAGGTTATCTTACACAGCATCAAAGCCTAGAGGGATATGCCAAAAAATCTGAAATACCTCAACCCTATAATGATGCCGAAATTAAGCAGAGACTTGCTACTGTTGAGCAAAAAGGGGAAAACTATGCAACCAAAGAACAACTTACATCTATTCCTAAAACTCCTCAGAAATTGAGCATTGAAGGAAACACCCTCATCTTATCAGATGGCGGAGGAAACGTAACGCTACCAACCGCTACTAGCTCGAATAACCAAGCCAACCAGTATGAAATCCACGGGACTGGCATGCCAAACGGCAAGGTTGCTGCACCAGTCGGGACGACCTATGTTGATACAGCCGTTACTAATAACGCTTTAAAATGGATAAAACGGAAAGGAAACGACAATCAAGGTTGGGAGGTTCTATCGGGCGATACTGGTTGGAGAACTTTAAATATTAAATCTAAACTCGGAAACTCATATCTAAAAATTAGACGAAAAAATGATGTAGTTACTTACCAATTTGGTGGGCTTTCTTGGGGCTGGTTCGGCGTCATTCGTAGAGGTGGCGTAGGATACGAGGCTCAAGGGAGCGACAGGGAAAGAAACTGTTACATTTTAGGGTTAAACGGAGTTCCTCAAGGTTTTCGCTCTGAAGGGTCTTTAATAGGAAACATTTACAACGATAAAGGTGTCCCGTACGGAACATGGTACCTTGGAGGTGCTGGAGATAGCAATATGTTGCGCTTCCAGTTCACTGACCCTGTCCCTACTGACCGTGATATCGGAGATATCCGAGTAAGCTCTATCTCTTACTTGACTAGTGAGCCGTGGCCTGGCGTTTTACCATAAGAAAGGAAAAAAACAAATGAAAAAAAACGACTTATTCATCGATGTTTCATCACACAATGGTTATGATATTACAGGTATTTTATATGGCATGGGTACAACCAATACTATTATTAAAATCTCAGAAAGTACAAGTTATATCAATCCATGCTTGTCATCACAAACAGAACAATCAACTCCTGTAGGATTCTATCATTTTGCTTGGTTTGGTGGTGATTCAGATGAAGCAGAGCGTGAGGCTAGATTCTTTATTGATAACGTACCACAGAAAGTAAAATATCTTGTGTTAGATTATGAAGACCATGCTAGTGGTGATGCTCAAGCTAATACAGATGCTTGTATCAGATTTATGGATGTCATTAAGAATGCTGGATATGAACCAATCTACTATAGTTATAAGCCTTTCACACTAAGCAATGTATACTATGAACAAATTATTGCTAAATATCCTAACAGCTTGTGGATTGCTGGATATGGCTTAAATGATGGTAATGCTGATTATGAATACTTCCCATCAATGGAAGGGATTCGCTGGTGGCAATATTCTTCAAATCCATTTGATAAAAATATTGTGTTACTAGATGATGAAGAAACAGAAATTGATTCTGGTTGGAAGAAGAACGACACAGGTTTTTGGTACGTTCACAAGGACGGGTCTTACCCTAAAGAGAAATTTGAAAAAATCAACGGAACATGGTACTACTTTGACAACTCAGGCTATATGCTTGCAGAAAAATGGAAGAAACAACCAGATGGTGCATGGTACTACTTTGATAAGTCGGGCGAAATGGCAACAGGTTGGAAGTTAATCTCTAACAAATGGTACTATTTCAAAGAAGATGGTGAAATGGTTACTGGCTGGGTTAAATACAAGGATACTTGGTACTATCTAGACGGTAAAGAAGGAAACATGGTATCTAATACCTTCATCCAATCATCAGATGGAACAGGTTGGTACTATCTCAAAGATGACGGCTCACTTGCTGACAAGCCTGAGTTCACAGTTGAGCCTGATGGCTTAATCACAACAAAATAAAAAATAAAATAGAAAGATCAAATTAATTATACCTATGAACCGCTGGCGTTTGCTAGCGGTTTTTTTGTTTGCTCTGGCATAAAATATGGTATAATATAGGTAGATAATCTTATATATACCTACTTTTTAAACACTAGCCCCTACTAGTGTTTTTTGTTCAAAAAGGGGCAAAAAAGGGGCAAAAGGTTAAAACTTTTATATTTTTATGGTAAAAAATAAATGTAGTTTATCTCTTATTTATGCTTATTTTATAAGGTTTCTTTCTATTATATACTTATGAAATATTGTTAGCTCTTAAAGAAGCAGTTAAATAATGATTCTATAAAAAACCTGTCATATTGCTTGACAGGTTTTTTGCATATTTTCGAGTGAAAGTAGCAGGAGGAGATAAACTAGTATTTCTAGTTGAACTACATTTGAAATCATCATCGATGACTCTAATGAAAGCAACAAAAAAACAACTTCGATTCGAAGTTGTTTTTGTTCAACCTTATGCAAGTGATGCGGTTGATTATTTGAGACCGTATTTTTTGTTGAAACGATCCACGCGTCCATCTGCTTGAGT